TTACTGGGCTTTTTTCTTTTCTTCTGTTGCATCGTGTTGCATCAGTGCCTCAAAGACGTTATTGGCCTGCTGGCTTTTTTCTCGCAGGCTGTCTTGTGATACTTGCAGATAGACGCTGCGCATGACACGATCCGAGGACCAGCCACCGATAGTTTGAATATACATGGGATCAATACCGTGCGCAGAAAGCACCGATACGAAAGAGTGTCGCAGATCGTGGAAGCGACATTCCGGCAGACCGTTCTTTTTGAGAATGGCGAGGAAACGCTTGGTGATAACGTCCGGGGTATACTTGAAAATGTATTCATCCTCGCTTTCGCGTTCTGTGCTCCGGATCAGCTCCAGGATGTAGTCGGTTGCGAAAACGACACGTTTGGACTTTTTAGTTTTTGGTTCTTTAACATAATCTTCGCTGCCGATTCTTCCGCGAGACCTTTCGATACGGATCATCTTTCTTTCGTAGTCCACGTCAGAAAAGCGCAGGCCGCAGATCTCACCGCGCCGGAGAGAACATATGGTAGCAAGGTGTACCGGGATCTCGATATTTGTTCCCTTGAATACCTCGAAGATTTTTATAAGGTCTTTGTCAAACGGTGTTGCGTATTCAATTTCTTGTTTATGCGGCAGAGAGATTTCTCCGATTTCTACGTTGTTTTGCTTTAATGCCGCATTGATCAGTCCATAGGCGTTTCTTACTGATTTTGGTGTTCTTTTTTTCTCGCCATTGCCATTTCTGCCTTTGAACATGTACTGAGTTAGTGCGGTTTGTAGATTGACTTTCGTTATTTGAAGAAGCGGAGTATCGAGGTAGTCTCCGAAGTTCTTTTCAATCGTTTCATAGGAACGAATGGTTGTCGGCGAAAGGATCCCTCGCCGGGACTCAATATAAGCTCGCATCGCAACCCGCAACGTAACGTCCTTTTTTTCTACCTTCTTCCCCTTCCCCAGCTTGAAGGTCAGGGCGGCGTAATCCGCCTCATCCTTGGTGTCGGCGATAAAGGACTCCACGATCCGCTTGCCGTTCTCGTCGGTGCCGAGCAGCACCTGCGCCCGCCACTTGCCGCTGGGTAACCTGGTAGCCATTATATCTCCCCCGTCGGCTCGGTGCCGGTACGCAAATAATCCTCATAGGCGCGATCAACCTTGGAAAGCACGTACGAAGAATATATGCCCACGCCGATCACAAACACTGCATAAATAATTGACAGCACCAGCATCACACCGTAGGAGGAAAAGATCGTCAACACCATATTGGCACCGACTACAACCGTTTCCGCCACATACATCACTGTGCTTTTCTTTTTTATCATATAGTAGGCGATCGCACCCATCACCACGGCAAACACGCCAAAGAAAATTGTCGCAAACGCGCCGCCGGGACTTGTGTAATTGACAAGCATAACAAAGCTGTAGATCATCTCTATCACGCAAAACACGCAAGCGATCATGCACAGCACCGGCATCACTTTTAACCAATTCTTTGTGCCCTTGGAGGTAAACGCTTCAACAAAGCCGAGCCGATCCTTACATTTGACCGGTTTAACAGGCTCCGCCTGCACCCGCACCGGATGCGGCACATCCATCATCGGCGTCGCGTCCAGCACGGTCTCCACGTACGCCACTCCACACTGAGAGCAGTATTTCTCCCCTTCAAGCGCTTCGTTTCCGCACTTGGGGCAAATGTACTTCACAGTCCCCTTCTCCAGCCTCGTGGCGCAAAAAGGGCAGAATCTCGCGCCCTCGCGCACCTGCTTGCCGCATTCGGGACAGACCGTTCCGGCAGGAGCGGCTGCAGGTGCTTTTGTTTCCGCCTTCATAGGAACGGCAGGCGCAGGCTTCACAGCAGCGACGGGCTTGTAAAAGACCTTACCGCACCCGGAGCAATGATCCACACCGACGCGGATCTTTTGACCGCACATGGGACAAAGCGTCCACAACACTTGATTTTGATTCATGTTGTCCTCCTAATTCTCATTACATTCCGTGTCGCCATGCACGGCGGAATCCCATTTGCTCTGCTTCTAACACGGTGAATGCATATCCTTCCCCTCTGTCTTTTTCGATTATAGTCCTATCGTAATTAGAGTCGAAAGGAAGATGGTATATTTTTTCTCCCGTAGTTCGATTTACGTTACATTTTATTCTTGCGAATTCCCTCATCGGCTTTCCACGCACCAACGTAATTTCTAAAGCTTTTGCAACCTCTTTTGCTTGGTCGGATAGTTCTGTTGTAGTAACAAAAACCCCTTCCACACTTTCATCTTTGTGTGAAAGCCTATATAAAATCAAAGTTCCATACAATTGAAAAATATGCTTCTCATGGATTGTTTTTTCTTTTGACCAATTCTTGCATTGGATGATAAGCGTTGTCCCTTCTTTCGTGGCAATTAAATCTCTCCCCATATCTTCGAGATTTTTTATGATTCCCATATACTCCACACGATAGCCCTTTAATTCGTACTGTTGTCCTATGAACAATTCATAATCTCGTCCAACCTGCCACTTGGTTTTGCGGCCGGCTATATATCGATCTAACGCAAGCTGGTTTCGCTCCGTAACGGAAAGGCGGTTATATTCCTCGTTGGTCAAGTAGCCTCTCACCTTATCAGATTCATCTTGATTTTCTAATTCAAAAAGTTCTTCATTAAACCCGCTATCAAAAATATCTTCAATGTTTGGAAACAGCTCTCGAATGTATGCGTATTTGTATTCCAGTACTTTTTTATCTTGGAGTATACTGCGAGTTTCTTGTTTTAGTTCTCTTATTCTTTTTGCCTCTACCAAGGCAGGATGCGATTTCTTTTCTAAATATTCCGCAGAGTTTTCATAATGAACAGTCAATAGATCCGCAATAGTGCCAGCTAATTGAGGGTAAGCCTTGCATTTTTCCTGTATTAACTTTTCCAAGTTCTCAATCTGTTGTTGCTGATATAATTTTGCTCTTTGAACCAATTCTCGGTCTTTCATTACTTGACTTTGGGCTATTTTAGCAGCCTCTCTTTTCGCTTCTGCCTCTCGTTGCCTTGCAGACATTGCATCCGATATGGCAGATGCGCCCATGTATAGCAAAACACAAATAACTATTACACCTACAAACCCAAAGAAAATTGCCATATCAATCGCAATCCTTCCCCTTTGCCTCATCCTCACATTCTCGGACAGGCATATCTTGATAAAAATGTTCCTTGTTAATATGGCGCAGCTCGTGTTGCACCGCCTCGTCGTAATTGTCCTTGGACAGCCGCCCATTCAAGTATACGTTATAATCCCCGTTCTCGTCAAGGACTGTCACGCCGGGAATCGTGTCGGGCAGATCTATCACACGCACGATCACCTCACCCATTGCCGTCATTCCGCAGGGCTTCGATGATCCTGACAGCTTTTTCCACGTCCTCCTTGGTGGCACCCTTGAGCGTAGAAAACAGCATCCGCATTTCGGGGCGATTTTTCAGATACTCCAAATATTCCGCAAGCTCGGCATCGGTGTCGGGCTTTTTTTCTTCGTCGTCAGAAAAGATCTCTACAGAAACCTCAAAATAATTTGCAATTTTCTGTAATGCTTTGTAAGACAAGGATTTCGTTCTCCCCATCTTTAATTCTGTAAGCGCGGAACGAGAAACCTGGCTCTCTCTGCACATCTCGGAGATCGTAATCCCCCTTGCGCTGCATAAATTCTCTATCTTTTTGTACAATTCTGTCAATTTTAAGCACCCCTCTTTGTTGTTTGTGCCAAATTTACAGAACTCTGTAAAAACCCATTGACAATTACACTTTTCTGTTGTACAATAAAGGAGGTTACAGAACTCTGTATTTCTATTGGTTGTTCGCACCTCCATTATATTACATTTTTCTGTAATTGTCAATACCCTTTATTAAAGACGGAAGGAGGCACCAATGAAACACCCTTTTAGCGATTTCGGTAAGCGGATCAAGGTTGCTGTTTTGGAACGCGGCGTCACCCAGGAATGGTTGATCGCACAGGTCCGAGAGAAAACAGGGCTTTACTTTGATTCTTCTTATCTAAATAAGATCATGATCGGAACGAATGGCAACGAGAAAATCGTGTCCGCCATTAAAGAAATTCTGTCCATCGAATGATTCCGGAAAGGAGCTCACCATGACCACCCAACCCATCACCCTGCAGATCAGCCTGCTCCTTGACGAGCAAGGCAACCTGACCGCAGCGATCCCACAGCCAGAGGGCGAGGACGTGACCGTCGATGCCGCTGCCGTCAAGGCCTCCTCTCGCACGTGCGTTAAAAGATCGGAAGGAGAGATCCTCTCCAAGCGCATCAAGGAGGCAATGGACGACCGGGATCTGTCGGTGGCGGATGTGGCGAAGAAGCTGGGTGTCGCCCGCCCCACGGTCTACGAATGGATCGCGCACCCGGGTAACTGCAAGCTCTCCACCCTGCTGCAGCTCTGCCGCACCGTCGGCATCCGCCAGCTCTCACTTGTGACGGGGGGCAAATACCAATGAGCAACGTCGCCCTGCTACGTAAGATGATCCGCTACGCCCAGCAGCTGATCAAGACCATCAACGAGGCTCTGGACGAGCCCTTCTTCTTCCTCACCGGCGAGTGCGGATTTTTCCGCCTGTACGGCGGCGACGGAGACTGCGACCGTCTGGTCATGTCCGGCAAAATCGATATTGCCGGGATCGCAAAGCTCATCCTCCGACTGGAGGAGGTCGCGCGATACATTTAAGAAAGGAACCCGATCATGTATCTCACCTACGATGAATTGAAAGAGAAGGCGCTCTCCCCCCGATGCCACCGCCAAGGATCGCGTAGCGCTTTTCCGCCGCCTGGAGCAGGACGATATGCGGTCCTGGAACGGCGAGTGCTTCTATCTCGGCGACGGGCTCTGCCTTTACCCTGTTTACGACGTCACCTACGACGAGGACGGCGAGATCGAGGAGATCGAGCTTCTCGACGCTGAAATCAGACCCTGAAGAAGGAGTATATCATGAAAAAATTAACCGGCAAGGACGTGCGCGAGCTTGTCGCCCTCAAGGGCGCAGGCAAGACCACGCAGGAGATCTCCGAGCATTTCGGCATCTCCGAGCAGACCGTCCGCAACTACTACAGAAAAGCGAAGGAGAGCAGCTCCCGCGTCTGCCCCAAGTGCCACCGCGGTCCTTTCCCGCCCGAGTATCCCTACTGTCCCTTCTGTACCGAGGATCTGCGTTCCCGCAAGGAGCGCGTGCTCGACACGCTGCGCAGAGCCATCAAAACGTTGCCCCCCCCGCCCTACGACAACAATACCAGTATTATCAATTACGCCTTGAGCAAGGCGATCTCGTATCTGGAGGAAGCCGATAATGTGTGACGTCTGCCTTCGATCCATCGGGCACGATCCTCGCTGCCCTAACTACCGCCCCGCGCAGGTCGGCAAGTGCCCCATCTGCGGGGATGTCATCTATGAGGGCGACGAGATCGTCCGCATCTACCACAAGTATACCCGGATAGACGGTAAGGTCGTCCGGAACGACCGCCATATCGCTGTACACAAGGAGTGCGCGGACGAGCCCGACAACCGGGACGAGCTGCTGGCACTTTGTGAGATCGAGCTGAAAACAGACTACGCCAAAGGAGAATGAGAGATGAGAAAAACCGATTTCAAAAGGATCGAAAAATTGATCCTGCAGGAGTGCGAGGAGCGCCTCTGCGAGCTGCATCGCAACGTCACCACCGCCGTGATCGGTGAGGCGCGCCGCCTCGCCGCCACACGTCCCGTCAGTATCGCGCTCTCCCCCAACTACGTCGCCATTTACGTGCACGGCAAGACCGTCGGCGATGACGAGAAGCCCGACTGCGATATCTACAGCGCAGATAACGATGACACCGACGGCCTGATCGAGCTGCTGGAGACCCTGCAGCAGATCGACGTCTACGACCTGGAGGAGGATGAGGACGATGCTGAAGCCCTTTCTTGAAATGCGCGATATCGATGTGCGCCAGTATTGCAAGCACCGCAAGACAAAGGATGAGGACGGCAACGTTCTGACCATCCCCTATCTTCCTTGGGCAAAGTGCCTCGTGCTGCTTCATGAAAACGGTGCCGAGAATGTACGTTATCGCGCTCTGCAGGGCAAAGACGGCTCCTATCTGTTCTGCACCGGTGAGGAGTTTCATTCGAAGAAGAAGATCTACGGCAAGGACAAGTCCGTATCCTACGAGGATCGGCACACCGCCTGCTATTTCGTCACCGTAGAGGTGGTTATCGACAAAGAAACCTTCGTCATGCCCTACCCGGTCATGAACGGCACCGCCGTGGTCTATGACGATACCCTCAACCAGCTCCGTGTTCACAATGCCATTCAGCGCGCCCTTGTGAAATGCGTGGCAGTGAATACAGGGCTTGGCATCAAGCTCTGGGAGGACGATGATGAGACCGAGGATCACGACAAGCAGCCGGAGGTCGCCTCCGCCGCCGCTCCCCTGCAGGTTAAGGAGGAGATCGAGCGCATCGCCACCGAGAAGGTCCAGCGGGGGCTTGCCTACAAGGATATGCTCTCGCTTCTGGGCATCACCGATAAGCAGTTCAAGGAGATCCTGCAGGGCCTGCATAACGGCTCCTGGCTCCTTGGCGCCATCCGGAAGCTGTGATCGTCACAAAGGACCGCAGCGGCTGGATCGGTGCCTCCGACACCGCCATGGTCATGGGCAACTGGCGCACCCCCACCTGGCACAAGTGGTGGGCTATAAAATTGGGCATCGTCAGAAAGGATCTCACCACACGGGCAATGCTCGCAGGCACCTATTACGAGCACCCGATCCTGGATGCCCTCGGGGTACGAAAACGCGACAGACAGATCCGCATCCGTCGCCTGCGGCTGCGGGTCAATCTGGACGGCGAGGATCGCCGCATCCACGAGGTCAAGACCTACGGCAAGGAAACCTTCAAGGTCACCAAGGCATATTGGCAGCAGGCGCAGGTGGAGATGTTCGCCGCCCGCAAGCCTCTCTGTATCAACGCCTACCGCCTCACCGAGGCGGAGTACGGCAATTTCTTCCTCCCCATCGACCCCGAAAGGCTCTCCGAGCACCCCGTGGACTACGATCCCCGGTGGATCAGAGAGGAATACCTGCCCCGCCTGCGGATCCTCGCCAAGGCATTGAAGAAAGGAGTATACCCCGATGAAAGTCTGCGGTAAGATCCTTAACGTCCAGAACGACGTGATCACCGTCCGCGTGCAGGCGGATGCACAGAACTGGTGCCTGGATCACCGGGCAAGGACGGTGGAGCTCCGCCTTGACGACGGGCGCAGCATCACCGCCGAGCAGCGGCGCAAGATCTACGCCACCATCCGTGATATCGCCGAATGGATGGGTGATACCCCCGATGCGGTGAAGGTCTATTTCAAATGGTCCTTCTGTGGGGACGAGGAGCACGAGAGCTTCTCGCTTTCCAACGTTGACCGGGAGACCGCCACCGCCTTCCTCACCTATCTCATCGATTTCTGCATCCAGAACGGTGTGCCCTGCTCGGATCCCCTGTGGGACCGCTGCGAGGACGTGGAGCGGTATATGTACGCCTGCGTCATGACGAGAACCTGTTGCATCACCGGTAAGAAGAACGCACAGATCCATCACGCATTTACTCGTGTCGGAATGGGCAGAAATCGCAATGAGATCTGCCACATTGGAATGACCGTAGTACCGCTTGCTCCGGATATCCATACCATGCTGCACTATTCCGGAGGCGAAGCGGAGTTTTATGAAAAGCATCACATTGTTCCTATTGCACTCACCGAAAAGATGTGCAAGCATCTCCATTTAGGAAGGATTCCAGCATCATAAGGAGGGCGTATGGCTAATACAGACCAAACGTGGCGAATTTGCCCCATTGCCGAGTTTTTTGAGGTATCGATGTCGGGAGACATTCGCTCAATCAAAACCAACCGAATTTTGAAACCGTCGAATAACGGCGCCGGTTATCTATATGTTTCTAAAGTTTTTGGTAAAAAGAAAAAGCACTATTATGTGCATCGTCTCGTGGCAGCTGCATTTCTTGAAAATCCCCAAAATTTACCTGAAGTCAACCATATCAACGGTAACAAGGCAGACAATGCTGTTTCCAATTTGGAATGGTGCACCCGTAAAGAAAATCTCGAACACGCCATACGGATTGGACTAAAACTGCCAAGCGAAGTCCAACGAAAAAAAGCATCTATAACGGCTCAAAAGTCCTTGCCGTCGATGCGTTCCGGTTGGAAACGTTGGCTTGCATCCGAGCCCGGTAAGAAAAAAGCAGCAGAAAACGCAAAGAAAAACGGGCTAATCGGATCCGCTAAAACAAGCAAAAAGGTCAAGCGCTTGTCCGACGGAAAAATCTATCCCAGTATTTCAGAAGCATCGCGAGATACCGGTCATTCTCACAAACTGATCCGGAACCATTGCAACATGGCAGTTATAAAGCCATTATTTTCATACACATAATGCCGCCAAAGCGGCGCGATATACCGTCTGCGACGACGCGATATAAAGGAGACACCATGAAATTAGCATCTCTGCTCCGCGCTATGGAGTCGGAAGAACACGTACAGATCGTTGATGCCAATGCGCCCGTTGATCGGATGCAGCTTTTCGAGGGCACCGTCGAAGGTGCCGCTTGTCAATGGTTTCGCAACGGCATCGTGGAGCTGATCCTCCGGGAGGGGGACGGACCGATCCACATTCTCATCAACGTCGAGTACCAAAAGAAAAGGAGAATCAACCAATGTCAGCACTCAATCTGAACAAGGTCGTGCTTGCGGGGCGGCTCACCGCCACCCCGGAGGCAAAGCAGACACCGCAGGGTGTCAGCGTCACCACCTTCAACCTCGCCGTCAACAGGCGGCACACGCGGGAAGCCGAGCCGCAGGCTGATTTCATCAGCTGCGTTGCCTGGCGGCAGACCGCCGATTTCATCACCAAGTATTTCCGCCGCGGCTCTGCCCTGTGCATCACCGGCGCCATCCAGACGAGAAGCTGGGAGGATCCCAAGGGCGGCGGCAAGCGCTACGCCACCGAGATCCTCGTGGACGAGGCGTATTTCGTGGACGCCAAGGGCGATACCGAGGGCGAAAATCAGCCCGCTCCCGCCTCTTACATCCCAAGCGCCTACCTCGCACCCACCTCACCTGCTGCCGCCCCTGCCGCGCCCCAATTTGAGGCACAGAGCAAGGACGACGACCTGCCCTTTTAAAGGCGCGGAGGTGATCAGATGCCTAACCGTTTCATAAAGGAGTCGATCAAGCGCAGTCCGCAGATTGACGCATTGACCTGGTTTGAGGAGGTGATCTTCTATCGCCTCATCGTCACGGCAGACGATTACGGCCGCTACTACGGCGACCCCATCCTTCTTCGCAACGACCTGTTTCCCACCAAGGAAAGCATCACCAAGAAATCCATCGAGGACGCGCTGAAAAAATTGGCAGCACAAGGCTTGATCATCGTATACGAGGCGGTGGACGGCAGACGGTACGTCGCCCTCACCACCTGGAAGGAGCATCAGACCGTTCGCGCCGCCAAAAGCAAGTTCCCGTCACCCTTTGAAAGCGGTTGCAAACAATTGTTTTCAAATGCTTGCAACCCGAAAGCAACCGAAAACAAATGCTCGCCTTATTCGTATTCGAATTCGTATTCGTATTCGTATTCGGAGAGCGAAAACGCGCCCGCCCCCGCGCGAGGCGAGCTGAAGACCTTTGGCAAATTCGGCAACGTGCTGCTGTCGGATGAGGAGCACGCCGCTCTCATCGAGCTGATCCCCGGTGCCGATGATTATATCGAGCGCTTTTCCGCTAAATTGGCGGCAAAGGGCTACCAATACGACAACCATTACGCGGCGCTCGTGTCCTGGTACATTGAGGATAAAAAGGACGAGCCGGAATGCAGCTTCGACGTGGATGATTTCTGGCAAGCCGCCATCAACAGGACCTACGGAGGTGACCTATGAAAGCAAACGTGCGCCGCACCTACAACAGCCTGACCGATAAGGAGCAGCAGCGGATCAAGCAGCTCGCGTATGAAATTGCCAGAGAGCAGTTTGAAAAGGACGTGATGCTCATCATGGATCAGCTGATCAAGATGTCCTGCTTCGCCCTGCACATCACCTACGGCTTTGGCGAAAAGCGCCTGTTCTGTTATCTCGGTGCCTACCGTCGGCTGTTCCGACGGTACATCAAGGCAAACAAGGAGGGGATCCTGATGCGGGAGCTGGATGCCCAGATGCAGCAGATCTTCCGCCGCGACGGCTACCCCGACGAGATCTTCTCGGGTATGTTCGCCAACTGGACCGTAAAAACAAACAAAGGAGAAAGCAAATGAACACCTTTACTTACACCGATCACCCCTCCGAGGGCATCGTGCAGATCCCACTTTCCTTGCTCCGCCATCACCCGGATAACCCCCGCAAGGATCTGGGCGACCTCACCGAGCTTGCCGCCAGCATCAAGGCAAAGGGCGTGATGCAGAACCTCACCGTGGTGCCCTTCCGTGACGGTGGCGGCACCGGCTGCTACCACGTGGTCATCGGCAACCGCCGTATGGAGGCCGCCAAAAAGGCGGGGCTGGAGGCCCTGCCCTGCGTGATCGCGCATATGACCAAGGCAGAGCAGGTGCAGACCATGCTGCTGGAGAATATGCAGCGTGTGGATCTCACCGTCTATGAGCAGGCCGCAGGCTTCCAGATGATGATGGATTTCGGGGACAGCGTGGAGAAGATCTCCGAGAAGACCGGCTTTTCCGAGACAACCGTCCGCCGCAGGCTTAAGATGGCGGAGCTGGATGCAGACACCCTGAAGAAGGTCTCCGAGCGCCAGCTTTCCCTTGGTGACTTTGATAAGCTCGCCGAGATCGAGGATCTGGAGGAGCGCAACAAGGTGCTGGAGCACATCGGCACCGCCAACTTTTTGTGGAATTTGACAAAGGCCAAGGAGCGCCAGACCGAGCGCGAGCGGTGCGAAAAATGGCGTGCAGCCCTCACGGCAGCAGGCTTTACCGAGCTGACCCGTGACGAGGGCTGGAACGGTCCCTATTCCCCCCTTAACGGCGCATGGGGCTCACAGCTCCGCCTTGATACCAAGAACGTGGACGACTTTAAGCCCGAAACCTATGAGGCTGACGAGCGCTTTTTCTTCTTTGACTACACCAGCTGGCTCTATTTCAGACAGCCCAAGGTGGAGGAGTCCGAAGACGAGATCGACGAGGAGGAGGAGCGACTGGAGCAGGAGCGCGTTGAGCGAAAGGCCAAGCTGAATGATGCCTGCAAGCTCGCACTCGCCATGCGCACCGACTACGTGAAGAATATGGCCGAGAGCGAGGCCAAGCGCCATTTCTCCAAGGCCATCGCCGTCATAACCACCTGCAACGACTACCAGAATTATTACAATGACGCGGAAAAGCTCTTTGATAAGACCGACGATGCGCTGAAGCAGGCTGTAGCCGATGCTCCCTATCGCACCGTCCTGTGGATGGCGTTTGTTTCCAAGAACGGCGACTACCTCTACACCGCCCACGACTATGACGGCTGCTACAACGGCAACGAGTACATGATCAGTCTTTACGACTTCATGCGCTCCATCGGCTATCACCCCTCCGACGAGGAATCCGCCCTCGTGGACGGCACCCATGAGCTTTACCTGAAGGAGGATGCACAATGAGCAAGATCCGCGTACTGATCAAGCAGCCCGGCGAGAAGGCCCGGTGGGAGGAGATCGAAAACGACTATAAGACCATGCAGCAGATCGTGGGCGGCTATGTGGAGCGCATCCGCATCTTTTCGGATCTGGCGATCCTGTGCAACGAGGAGGGCAAGCTGCGGGATCTCCCCTACAATCTGAACGTGCTGGGGGTGGATTTCGTGGGCACCGTGATCTTCGTCGGTGTGGGCAGAAAAGACTTTGCGGACTGCCCTGCTGATGCTACGGAATGCTTCAAGAATTTGGAGGTGGAGTGATGGCAGAACGTAGAATGTTTTCGAAAAGCATCATTGACAGCGACGCTTTTATTGCAATGCCGCTATCGGCACAGGCGCTGTATTTTCATCTTGCTATGCGAGCGGACGACGACGGCTTTGTGAATAGCCCCAATCGCATCCGCAGGGACGTGGGTGCCGCCGAGGATGATCTGTCGTTGTTGATCGCAAAGCGCTTTGTTCTTGTTTTCGATAACGGCGTGATCGTGATCAAGCACTGGAAAATCCATAATTACATCCAAAAGGACCGCTACAAGCCGACTACATTCAGAAAAGAAATGTCTCTCTTGAAGGTTTGTGAAAACGGCGCGTATACGGATTGTATACACGATGTATCCACGGCGGATACACAGGTTAGGTTAGAGTTAGGTAAGAGTAAGGATAGAGATAGGGTAGGTAAGGATAGAGATAATACCACTACTACCACCACTTTTGATCTATCGAGCGCGAGCGCGCGTGAGGGAACGGCTCCGCCGGTTCTCTTGGAGGTGCATCGGTATATGGCGGAGGAGCTTTGCATAGAGAACGCCGCTGCCGAGGCGGAAAAATTCGTGGCGTGGAATGCGCTGCGCAGCTGGGACTGCCTCCCCAACTGGAGGGCTGCTGCCGATCTGTGGTGCGCGCGGATCGGGGAGAGGTGAGCGATGCCAAGAGCAAAGCTGGACGCTGACCTGCGAGAGCGTCGTTGTTACATTTGCGGGCGGGTGTTTATACCCGCTCCGCAGCACATCTATCACAAATACGGCAAGTGGTGCTGCAGGTGGACGTGCTATACGCGACTGCTTGCCGAGATCGAGGCAAACAAGAAAAAATCCGGGCGGCCTGCGGGGCACAGCCCGAAAAGGAAGGAGAAAACACATGGAGATCAAGAGGATCATCAACCTTTGCAAGAAAAACGGCTGCCTCGTTCTGTATGAGAATGACGGAGGGCAGTGGCTTTCGGACGGCTTTGCGCTGTTTCCGCTGACGAACCTGCCGCACTTTGATGACGAGAGTATCTGTCGCACCTACGACATTTCCGAGAAGAAGGCCGCTAAAATGATCATCCGCCACGAGGGGGCGATCCCGGATCGGCTCAGCGTTGCCTGCGACGTAGAGGGCGAGATGCCCTGTGAGTTTGACGAGGATCTGTTTCAACGCCTTGTGCCGGTGCAGACCACGAGAGGGCTCGTTTTCATCCAGAAGCAATACCTGTCTCCCTTCAGTGATACGCCTGCCGATATGCTGTATCTGTTTGAGCGGCACGGCCCTGCCGGGAACCTTTATTTTGCGGTTAAGGTGGGCCTTGTACTGATGGGGATCATTCCGCCCATCGATCACGTAAACGAGGACTTTGTAAACCGCATTCGACGGGTGTGCGAGCAGTGCGAAGTGGCGCTGGAGAACAAAAAGAAGGGAGAGGGACTATGATCGAAAAGAAATACATAGACGGCACGGCGTGGCTGGAGCAGTGCAGTAAGAGCTATATGCACTACAACTTGGCAAGGAAGATCATCAACGAGGCGCCTGCGGCACCCGTGTTCGGGCAGTGGATCGATGCCGTGAAGCAGCCGCCCACCGAGCCTGACGAGTATATCGTGATGATCGCCGGCGCGGCGGATGCAACGTCGCTGTATTTTAACATCGACGACGAGGGGGAACCCGTCTGGTTTGAGGAGACTGAGTACAGCACCAACTTTTACAAGGTGACCCATTGGATGCCGCTGCCGCAGCCGCCTCGGCAGGAGCAGGAGAAAAAGCCAAACGTTTGTAAATGTCGCTCCTGCGGTGCGGAGATCGTGTGGGTGGCGATGCAGAGCGGCAAGAAGATGCCGTGCGATGCAGCGCTGATACACGCCGTGGAGGAGAGGGACGCCAAGACCTCTTTTGTGTTGCCCGGCGGCATCATCAAGCGCGGCAGAGAGGGGCGGCACCCCAACGGCGAGGCGGATTTTGTGGGATATCGATCTCATTTTGAAACCTGTCCGAACGCGGATCAGTTCAGAAAGAGAGGGCAGGGGGATGCGTGAAATTTTGTTCAGAGGCAAGCATGCGTGGAATGAAGAGTGGGTCGAAGGCTGGTTTGTGGGAAAGACCTGCGATAGTCTATTTGGGCCCGCTCGGGGAAGCGCACAGATCATTGACCAAGATTTGCTGTGGCACGAGGTGATGCCTGAAACCGTGGGGCAGTACACGGGTTTGAAGGATAAGAACGGCAAGCGGATTTTTGAGGGGGATGTTGTGAAAATGTTTTACAAGGACGACTTTCGCGAAATTGGCCCTGTTATGTGGTCTGACATTGGAGCGAGATACAAGTTTGCACCTCCTGTTGGCGCAGCTTATAACATAGACTGCACCTGCGTGATGGAGATCGTCGGCAACATTCATGATAACCCCGAACTTTTGAAAGGAGAGGGAAAATGAACGACAAGACTTTTCACGATGCCTTTGAGCAGGCGGGGTATTATCGCCCCACGGAGCCTGCGGTGTGCTGCCGCAAGTGCGGCACGCGGTTGAAAACCTACTATGCCGAAGGACGGCTCTACGCCGTCAAGTGCGGCTATTGCGAGAGTGTGACACTGGTCAAGGCCGGTGATCCCATCGAGGCGGCAGAATTTGTGGGGGTGAGAAAATGACACAGCAAGAAGCATTGAACGTATTGATCGCGGTGGCGTGCTGCTCCACGGCGGAGCTCACGTGCGTGGATTGCCCGCGGTGCAAAGATCTCGGTGATCGCGTGATTGCAGATCTTCCCACGGACGCAACCTGTGAGGGTTGGAGCGAGCACGAGGTAGCCGATGCGGTGAAGGTGTTGAGGAGCGAGGAGTGCAGAACGCAGAATGCAGAGTGCAGAGTGGAGGCAAGGGACGATGCTTGACATACTTATGAGCGTACACCAAGAGTGGATCGTCAAGATGCTTTCCGGGGAAAAGACCGACGAGCTGCGCAAGACCTGGCCCAAGAACATCCCGACGCCCTTTCGGGTGCGGCTCTACTGCACCCAGGGGCGAGGCCCCCAGACGTTGCTGCTGGACGGCAAGGGGGGTGCGGAGCTTGGGGACTATCGGAATATTCACAACGGCTGGCAGATCGGCAACGGCTTTGTGGTCGGGGAGTTTATCTGCCCCGGGCGGACGGTTGTGAAATATCCGTCCGATGAAGAAGGTTTTTGGTGGCCGCACATGGCCGAGATTAGTCGCTCCACCTGCCTTTCGGTGGAGGAGATCTGCGCCTACATCGGCATAGGGCATCACGGCAGCGCCTGGCACATTCGGGACTTGAAGATCTACGACAAGCCCATGGAGTTGGACCGCTTCTTCATGCCAGCCGAGAGGGACGGTGCGTGGCTTTGCCGCGTGGAGAGGGCGCCGCAGAGTTGGTGCTATATTGAACAGATCATAAAGGGGGTAGGGTGACATGGTCATAAGCTGCAAAAGATGCATTCGCTACCTCGAATGCGTCAAGGAAAGCCCCGAGATCGATACCGAGGCCGTTGACTGCGAGCTTTACGATCCTATGACCAAGTATCTGGAGGTGCCCTGCGCGGAGTGCGCGTATTTTGAGCCCTTTAAGGGTGGCCGCCTCGTTCGTGCGAGGTGCCCTCGGACGGGTACCGCGTTCCTGCGGCAAAAAATGGGCGAGGAAACAGTGGTGCTTGACCCCAAGGTACACACCTGCCGCGAGGCGGCTCCGAAATCGCAGACGTTTGGGAAAGGGAGGTGACGAGTATGGTGCTTTTAATCATATCGAGCTTGTCGTTTGCGATGGTTTTTTTACATACTGGCTCGGAGGTTGAGCGGGTGGCGTGTCTTGTTGCGGCTTGCGTGTGCTCTTTGGTGGCATCGGTGTGTTGGCTGAAACACACCAGCCGGCTGCAATATCTCGAAAGCCGCGTGAAGGATCTGGAACGGATCAATCAAGCGAGAGGGAGGGGCGACAATGGCAATTAAATTGAAGCCCTGCCCGTTTTGTAAAGGAGCGGCGGTGATGCATACACATTCGCAAAAAGAAGAATACAAGGCGTGTTGCAAAGATCTCACGTGCATCGGCAGTTACATATTTTATGTGGCATCCGACAAAAGAGAAGGCCGCCGAGGCTTGGAACAGGAGGGCAGGGGATGGATCTGACAACGTGCATTAAGGAGATGGGTGCCGCCATTGAGGCATACACCGAGCGGCACGGGGAGGAGCCGAACACCTTGTATATGACCGCGCGGCTGATGGCGCGGATCGAGGCGTGGGTGCTGCGGGACGGCTTCGTGCGCGGCTCCTACGGGTATAAATCCGGCTTCGGGATGATGCCGAACGGCCACGTGGAATGGTTCAGCGGGCTTGCTGTGAAGCTCCTTGACGGAGAGGGCCTCCGCTGGGCCGTGGCGAGGGAGCACGTGATAAGTGCAGAGTGCAGAATGCAGAGTGCAGAATTGATGAAAGGAGAGGGTGTGAAAGGTGGAAACAAATAAATTGAGCGTCATGGACGTGGTATCGGGTAGCGGGCCCGCGGCGGTAGCGGCGGTGGATAGCCTTGGATACCGGTTTCTTGCCGACAACGGGTACCCGGAGGCGTCGGAGAAGCTGAACGCCACCATACGGGATGCCATCCGCAAGAAAATGAGCAAGCGCGGCGAGCGCTTACATATCCACGGCTCCTTTGACGGTGACAAGGGCGTTTACAGCGTGTGGTTTACCCTACGGAGAGGGAATAGACGGCTGCTTGCCACCAGCAAGGCGGTGCGCTTGCAGGGTGTAGCCATGGACGCGCCCGTGGCCTACGACGGTGACGAGGAGGGCGAGGCATGAAAAAGGATCTGATCCGCGATTATGCCACAGAAGCCTTTCGGCTCTACGCTCGCATGGGGTGCCCATCGTTGAGAGAGATCGGCGGAGAGGGTGCCACCGCCGCGGATCTGCGAGCGGTCTCGGAGGTGCTGCGAATCCTCGCCTTGCAGGGCAAGGAGGAGGTGATCGCTGCCGTTCGCGCCGTGTATTTTGTGGCGCCGCGGCAGGAGATCGAACGTGGGAGCATCAGCGCACGGGTGGAGGCTTTTGCAGTGGGGCTACCGGCCGCACCTTCCACGGTTTATCGGTGGCTACGAACGGCACGGGATCTGTTTGGGAAGGTCAGAGGGCTACGTCAAAAGAGATAAAATACCACCATAGAGAGGGGCTTCGGCTCCTCTTTTTTATTTGTCAAGGGGTGTTTACTCTCAAAAAGTTGAGAGTAGTGGGGGGTAAGTTGAGAGTAGTGGCACCTTGTTTTTTGTTACGATGGAATATATAGAGATCCCGGCGGAAGGAGGAGGGGCATGGCCAAGGGTCAAAAACTGGAAGAAAAGCAGATCGAGGTCATGCGAGCTTACCTCGCCGCAGGGACAAGCCTTGCAGAGACGGCGCGAAAGATGGGGCTGCCCAAGTCTACGGTGGCCACGTGGAAAAAGCGCTTTGAGGGTGAAAAGCCCGCGACAGCGGACGACCTCGACCTTGAACGACCTCGACCGGAAAAAGGCGCGGGCGCGCGTGCGTTAGGGGAAGGTCAAGGGGAAGGGCAATCGTTCGAGGAGCTTCGCACGATGAACACGGAGCAGTTTATCCGGGATGCGGGAGAGATTGTGGGAATGTCCCAGCAGCTGGTGAAGCACGATTTGGCCTATGCCATCGAGCACCGGGCGAAAATCGACAAGGCCATTGGCGTGCTGTGTGCCCTTGGTGAGCGGATCTCGCCCGGGGAGCTGCGAGCCTGCGTGAAGGTGCTGACCGAGCTGAAGCTCCCCGATATCGGCAAGCTCTCCTCGGTGATGGGTACCATGTACGATAAGCGTGCTCTGGCAAAGGGAGAGCCTACGGAGAACATCGGCGGCACCGCCGTGATCAAATTTGAGGATATGTAAAGGAGAAACACCATGGAAAAACTGAACACCATTCAAAAGAGAAACAAGCTCAACGACGTTTACAAGATCGATGCCCCCGGTGCGGGCGGCGCATCGCATGCATACGAGATCGTCAAGGCAGAAGCCAAGCCGAGCGACTGTGGCGATTATTTGCGTTTTGAAATGCGGGGCGTTGTTGGCAGAATCGTTTTTCAGCACGGTCCTCGCGCCGAGGAGAGCAGCTTGCACGGCGTGCTGGATACCGATCTGCTGGAGATCGTGCGTGACCGCTTGAAGGCATTCAATCAGGGTGAATACGCCACCCGCGAGAATGCTTTGGCTATTACTCACATTGAGGAAGCCCTTCTGTGGATGAACAAGCGCGTGGAGGATCGCGCCGAGCGCGGGGTGCTTGGTACCACGCAGAAATGACGGCAAGCACAACGCTGACCGTTGCCGACATGATCGAGAAGCGGCGGCAGCGGTGGGAGGAGCGGCACGACTTGGAATATGATACCAAGCTTGTGGAGGCGGCGGCGCGGCGGATCCTTTCCGACCGTGCGCTGATGCAGGAGATCCTGGACCGTCCCTATCTGCTCATTGAGGTGGCATTTCACATCGTGGACAAGGAAAAGGACACGGTGCCCTTCTTTTTCAACGAGGTGCAGCGGGATTTCATCCGTCAGTATGAGGAGAACGGCACCGACCGTGCTTATATCGTGCTGAAGGGCCGTCAGCAGGGCTTTACCTCCCTGATCACGGCCATGCAGACCGCCTTTGCTATTGTGCGGCGCAACTTTTCGGGCATGACCTTGGCCGACTGTGCCGACAACACCCGCGCCATCTTCAACGATAAGGCGCGCATGGTCTATGAGCGTCTGCCTGATCTGCTCAAACCCAACGAGCGCTTTAACAGCAAGAACGAGCTGTTTTTTGACAAGCTCAATTCCTCCTGGCGCATCCAGGTGGCCGCCGAGCAGGTGGGTCGTTCCCGTACCCTGAATTTCGTGCACTATTCCGAGGCGGCCTTCTACAAGTGCTCCCTTGCCGCCATGCAAAAGAGTATCGGCGAGGCCTGTACCCACGATGCTTTCCGTGTATTTGAGAGCACTGCCAACGGCTATAACGAGTTCAAAAATCTGTGGGACGGCGGCAGCTGCGTCAACCTCTTTTACGGCTGGTGGCGCACTGCCGAGTACCGCACCACCGATCACCGCGCACTGGAGCGCATTTCCGACACCTGGATCTGCGAGCGTGTGAAGATGCTGGAGGGGATGGGGCTCGACCGCGATCAGATTGCGTGGTATTGCCGCAAGTATGAGGGATATATCGACAAGGCGTCCATTCGCCAGGAGTACCCCTGCACCCCCGAGGAGGCCTTTATCGCATCGGGCGACTGTGTGTTTGATATCGAGGCCATCCACAACCGCCTGATTGAGGTGCGGCAGGCACCTCCGCCCCGCGTGGGATACTTCACCTATCGCAAGATCGTGGAGCCCTTGAAGGACGGTTTTGGCGCCGTTGTGGGCTACACCGAGCGCCTTGCCGATATTGCCTTTAAGGAAGCCCTTGACGGCTATATCAAGCTGCATACCGAACCCGAGGTGGTAGAGAAGAACGGGCGTGTGACGGGGCTCGTTCCTTACGTTGTGGGCGGTGATACCGCCGGCACGGGACAGGACTTTTTCACCGCCAAGGTGCTGGACAACAGGGAAGGGCGCACCGTCGCCACCCTGCACAAGCAGCGGCTGGACGACGATCTGTATGCCGAGCAGATGTACTGCCTCGGTCACTATTACAACATGGCGCTGATCGGCATTGAGACCAACTACAGTCGCGTGCCTATGCGGCGACTGCAGGATCTGGGCTATCCCAATCTGTATTTGCGGGAGAACACAAGCGGCATGGCCGACGTGCCCGAGCGGGTGCTTGGCTTTGAGACCACCACCCGCACCAAGCCCATCATCGTGGCGGAGCTGATCATGCGGATGCGCGAAGACATCACGAGGGAGTGTGACCCCGAGACGCTGGAGGAAATGACCACCTTTGTGCGCAAGGAGAACGGGCGCACCGAGGCCATCGGGGGCTGTCACGACGACCTTGTGATGGCGCTTGCCATTGCCCATTTTATAAGGGGGCAGCAGGCGGTGTGTGTGCAGGACGTGCTACCGGAGGAAAACCGCGTGCTGGAAGAGATGTTTCATTATACCCCTGAGGTTGAGAGCGAGGGAGCTTTCATGTCTTGGGATGATTTTTGAGGAGGATACATGGAGCTTACAAAAGAGGACGTGCTGGCGTTGCGATTGGAGATCTCGGAGCTGCGGCGCGAGATGGCCGAGTTGCGGCGGGAGATCGCCGCAAGAGGATTGCCCGCGGTGCAGAGCGTAACGGCTACCACGCCGCGTGAAAACGAGGATAAGGTCAGCACCGATCAGATCGTGACCGAGTGGATAGAAGGGGAGGACGCATGGAAAGCGAAAGAGACGAAATAAAGCGCGGCGAGAGCCGCGACGAGGCTGCCGGGCGTATCCTCAAATGCTTTGAGGACGGTATGCGCTATCAGAGCGAGATGGGCTTTGTGCAGAAGTTCCCGAAATTCGTGGATTTCTTTGAGGGCCGACAATGGCCTGCCGCCACAAAAAATACGCAAAATCTGCCGAGGCCCGTGTTCAACTGCACCAAGATGATCGGCAGAAACAAGAAATCTGCCATTTTGTCGGTGCCCGGCAAGATCGTGTATCACGCCGAGAACGACTCGGATCGCGTGAAGGTGTTCAACGATTTTGCGGCATACATCCAAAAGGAGATGAAGCAGGATGCGTTGGACAAGGACGCCATTGACGATGGCGTGAAAAAAGGCTCCTATCACTATCACTATTTCTGGGATGAGAACGCCCACGGCCTGGATGCCACCGCCAAGGGCGCCCTTCGCTGTGAGATCGTGGATCCCTTGAAGATCTTTTTCTCTAACCCGAATTGCCATGACGAGCAGCGGCAGAAATGGATCCTGATCGCCACCCGTGAGGAGGTGTCCTCTGTGCGCGCCATGGCGGATAGCGACGTGAACAAGGCTGATATCGCACCCGATAAGAACACCGAGAACCACTACGGGGAAAAGGAGCAGGGCGACGGGCTTGTGACGGTCCTGACCCGCTATTTCCGCGTGAACGGTGAGGTCTGGTGGGAGAAGGCCACCAAGAGTATGCTGATCTGCGCGCCCCGTCCGCTTGCCCCCGACGTAGAGGGTGCACTGCGGGAGATGGGGATGGATGAACAAGGAGACGGCGGGAGCGCAAACGGCGCGCCTGTGCGCGGCTTCTCGCTTTATCCCATCGTGTCTGGCAGCTACGAGCGCCGTGAGGGCTCGATCTACGGTATTGGCGAGGTGGAGGGCCTGCTGCCTGTGCAAAAGGCCATCAATCTGCTGTTTGCTTTGCTGATCCTGAACAATCAGCAGGTGGCTTGGGGCAAGTACGTGGTGCATCCCCAGGCGTTGCGCGGGCAGCGACTGACCAACGAGCCGGGGGAGGTGATCACCGATTACTCGCCCGGCGCCAACGGCATCCGCAAGCTCACCGAGCAGGTGATGCAGTCCCAGCCCATTGAGCTTGCTACCACCATGCTGAACCTCCTGCGCTCGGTCTCGGGTGCCACCGAGGTCATGACCGGCGAAACGGTTGGCTCCAATATGTCGGGTGCCGCCATCGCCGCTCTGCAGGCGCAGGCACAGCAGCCCGTGGAGGAGCTGCGCGAGAGCTTCTGGCAGGTGAAGGTGCGGCAGGGATTGGTGCTGGCAGAGTTTTTCAAGCACTACTATGCGGGCAAGCACTTTACCTATTCCGTGAAGGCAGAGGACGGTACCGAGCAGATAGCCGACGGTGTTTTTGACGGCGCTGCTTTTGCCGATCTCACCTTTGACGTGGTGGTGGAAGCCGCCAGAGGCTCCAAGTCCTCCACGGCGGGTGATATCAATATGCTGGATGCGGCGCTGGCGAGCAAAGCCATCGACTTTGAGACCTACGTTGCCATCTACCCCGAGGACGCGATCTCGCATAAGGACGAGCTGCAGGAGGCGCTTCGAGCCTTGAAGCAGAGCGAGAACGCCCAGCTGAAGGCGCAGGTGGAGCAGATGCAGCAGCTTCTGACCGCCATGCAGCAGCAGCGTGAGCAGGAGCAGCGGGCGCTTGCCTCCGTGATGGAGACCCAGCAGGAGAACAGGCGCCTGCAGCAGGCACTGGCGATCCTTGCCGCCGAGGCAAAGAAAGCCGTTAACGCCGCCAACGAGCAGATACGTCTTGGCAACGAGGCATTGAAGCAGGTGCGCGGTGATGCCGCAGAGTTTGCCGAGCATATTGCAAAGGCGGAAGGTGTGCGGGTGCCGACAGAGGCACCGATCACGGGCGATTCGTGAATCGCCCCTACAAGATAAATCGGCGAGAGCCTTTTTATACAAACAATTCGCAAGGAATAGCGCAAAAATCCAGACGTTTGCGATTTTGCAGACGGAGAGGACGATATGTCTGAAGAAATGAACGTGGCGGTCCCTGCGGTCGCCGAAGGCACTGCGCAAACAAGCGCCGCAGAGGCGCAGACCGCCGCCGCAGTGGGTGGTCAGACGGCAGAGGTGAACGATGCGACCTTTCAGGACGAAGGCAAGACGAGCGAGGGGACGCCCTCGGGCTCCGATGGCAAGGACGGAAAGGCGGAAACGGGCAAAAAGCCCCAGAGCAAGGACACCAACGCTGAATTTGCCCGCAAGAGGCGGGAAGCAGAACGGCAGCGCGAGCTGACCGAGACCCGAAACAAAGCGATCATCGATGCACTTGGCGGCAAGAACCCCTACACCGGCGGCGACATGAAGGATGCCGAGGACGTGGCGGAGTTCCTGACCATGCGCGAGATCGAGAAGAAGGGCGGCGATCCCGTCACGGACTATTCGGGTCACGTAAAGGCACAGCAGAGAGCAGAGCGCGAGAAGGAGCGCACCGAGGCGGAGCAGCGGGAATGGTATGACAAGGACCGTGCCGATTTTGCCGAGAAGCACCCCGACGTGGATCTGAACGCGCTGATCGCTGACGAGGCCTTTGCGGATTACGCGGGGGGCAAGGTGGGAGAGAAGCCCCTCGCCGAGATCTACGAGGGTTATTTGAAGATGACCGCACGGATCGAGGATGCCGCCAACCGAAAGGCGGCGCAGGCTGTGGCAAATGCCAAGGCTTCTCCCGGCGCACTGGCCGGCGCCGCGCAGGTGGATTCGGATTTCTTTACTGCGGAGCAAGTAAGAGCTATGACACCTGAACAGGTCAAAAAGCATTACGACAGCATTATGAGGTCAAAATCCAAGTGGTGATGTCGTAGCATCACATCGAAAGGAAGGATTTCAATCATGGCTTACAATAATTTTGTGCCCCAGCTGTGGGCAGAGAAGATCGACAGAGATCTGAATCAAAACTGCGTGTATGCAGAGGATACCAACCGTCAGTATGAGGGCACCGTTAAGAAATGCGGTGACACTGTTCGTATCACGGGCGTGCAGAAGCCTACGATCCGCACGCTGGTTACATACAGCGGTGGAACCAGAGTCGGTGCGGGCACTTCTAATATTGAGGGACCCGAGACTCAGACCGGCACCGAGGTGGTTCTGGTGATCGACCAGATCCGCTACTTCAACTTCAAAGTGGACGACGTGGACAAGGCGCAGGCGCTTTCCGGTCTGATGGACGCGCTGATGGCTGAGGCCAACGAGGCGCTTGCCGGTGAGGTGGACAAGTATCTGGCGCATATTCACGTGACTGGTTCTGAAGCAGACGGCTACACTGCCGTTACCGTGGACAACGCCACCACCGATGGTGTGACGGTATCTACCGTGACGGAAAGCTCCGTGACTCACGATACCATTCTGGATGCGTTCGACAAGGCACAGCAGAAGCTGTACGAGCAGAACGTCAACCCCTCCACCGAGGTGGTTATCACCATCCCTCCCGCTGTTTATCGCTTGTTCCGTAAGGCTTACGTGCTGCGCGATACCGATAACAGTGAGATTATGAAGAACGGCAAGGTGGGCAAGTATGGCAATATGACCGTGAAGCTGACCAACACCGTAGCGAAGGAATCCGACGGCGAATATCACATTCAGGTTAAGACCAAGCGCGCGATTGCTTATGCACAGCCCTTGCGCCACGTAGAGGCTTACCGCCCCGAAGGTGGTTTTGCTGATGCAGTGAAGGGTTTCATCCTCTTTGGCGCGAAGGTGGTTCGCCCCAAGGAGATCGTCGATCTGGCGTTGACCGTTGCCACGAGCGCGGCCTAAATCAAAAAACACCCCTGTTTCGGCAGGGGTGTCATACGTGGTTTAAGGGGAAGGCTGTGTTTTTCACTCCTGGCACGGCGGAGAGGTTCGATTCCTCTCGACCACACCAAAAAATTAAAGTGAAACGAGGGAAGAAGCATGACGCTGGGAGATATCAAGGCAGAGGCCTTGCAGCTGATGGGATTTGAGGAGGACGTTGCCGCCGACAACGTGGAGGATTACAGCGAGGATGAGAACTGGGCGCCGCTGCTGCGGCAGATGTGGAGCGCGGTCAACCGTTGCTTTGCCGATCTGGAAACAAAGCGCGTGCTGCCTCTCAGGCGTGCGGAGCTGGAGAGCCCCACGGGGAAGGGCGGTTGGCGGCGCTTCCGTTATGACGAGATCGAGGGGCTTTTTGAGGTCGTGCGCGTGGTGGTGGAGAGCGGTGATCACATCGACGACGACCACCCTTTCCTCCTGGAGGATGGCGGTTCGCTTCGCGTAATGGATTTTGACGCCGGCGCCACCTATGCGGTGCTGTACCGTCCGCGCCTCACGCGCTTGACGGTGAACAGCGGCTACGATACCGAGATACCGCTCCCCGATGCGCTGGCTGCGGCGATCCCGTATTTCGTGAAAAGCGAGGTCTATCGGGTGGACGAGCCCGACGAGGCAGGGGAGGCGCGCAACCTTTACGAGGCGGCGGTGGAGCAGTACGCCGCCCGGGCTGAGATCAGCCGGCAGGGCACTGTGCAGACGGTGTATGGGGTGGATCTGACATGAGGGCAAGAAGCAACATTTCGCTGAAAAACAGATACACGGCCACGCTCGGGGGATTCAAGGGTGTGGATCTGAACACCTCGCCTTTGCGGGTGGAGAGAGAACGTGCCAGCAGCATGAAGAATTTCATCTGTGACAATGGCATCAACCACAAGCGCCCCGGCTGGGAGCAGTGGTTCCGCATGGCAGATGAGAACGGCGCGGCCTTTGCCGTTCACGGTGTTTTTCCCTTTGACGAAAACGGCACCGAGATCCTGCTGGTCCATGCGGGTACCGGCATCTACCGTGCGGTGCGCAGTCCCGACGGCAAATGGGTAACGACGCGCCTGGACGACGGCTCTCTTGGGATCAGCGAGGAGCGCTCTCAATGCTTTTACCGTGGCGGCAGGGCATTTATCGCGGGCTGCGGCAACTACCTTGTGTACGGCGAATTTGACGGTGAATACGCCTTGAAGGAGGTGGCCGAGATCGCCTACGTGCCGACTACGACCATCGGCATCGGCGGCAGTGCGGAGGTGCAGGAAACGCTGGATGCGGTCAATTTGCTGACGAGGAAGCGGATCAACAAGCTGATCGGACGGAAGATCGTGGAAAATGAAAATTCTTCTTCTGCCGACAATAACGGCAACTATGAGCTGGCGCTGGATGGTGAGGCGGCCCCCGCTTCTATTAAAATCGAGATCGAAGGGCAGAGCTGGGTCACCCATAAAACCGGCACTTTTTATACTAGTACCTGTATACCGTATGCTGCCACGTTGGAAGGAATGGCGAACGGTAAGCTGATCCTTAAGGAGCTTTCCTCCGCCGATTACGTCACCGGTGGCAATACGGGTGCCAGCCAATACGGCGTCAATAGTGAAGCCGGCAGCATTCGGATGGCAGACGACGGCAACACGAGGATCAAGCTATATTTCGGCGCCGAACCGCAGAGCGATCCGGGTGCCGGGAACATCAAGGTCACCTATGATGCGGTCGTGGGTGATGACTACGACGAAAGTCGCATCCAGGACTGCCGCTTTGGTGTGCTGTTCGGCGCGAACGGCGCGGACGACCGCCTGTTTCTTGCCGGTAACGGTAAGTACAAAAATATGGACTTTTGGTCCGAATGGAACGACTTTACCTATTTCCCCGACGGCAACACCATGGAGGTGGGCGGTGCCCATTCGGCTATTACCGCCTATGCGCGGCTTTCTGACACCACCTTGGCGGTATTGAAGGAGGAGAAGGCGGGGGAACCCACCATCTTCTACCGCACCAGCAGGGAGCGCACCGAGGAGGATGGCATTGTGCTGAAGCAGTGGTTTCCGGTTTCCGCCGGTATCGCCGGTGACGGTACCGTGAACCCCCACGCGGTCGCCACGCTTGCGGGGGACGTGCTGACCTTGACGCGAAACGGCGTACATGCGCTGGTGCTTTCCGCCAACGTGGCAAGCGGTGAGCGATACACCAGAGAGCGGTCCCGACCCATCTACCGCGAGCTTTCGAGCGCAAAGCTCAGTGATGCGGCGGGGATCGTGTACCGCAACCGCTACTATCTCTCCCTCCCCGACACGGGCAAGTGCTACGTGGCGGATGCCCATTACAAGGCCATCTTTGAGGGCACCACCGACTACAACTACGAATGGTGGATCTGGGAGAACGTGCCTGCCACCTGCTTTGCGGAATATGCGGACAAGCTGATCTTCGGCACGCCCGAGGGGCTTGTATGCGCTTTTACGGAGGGAAGCTTTACCGACCGCACCTATACCGAGGTAAAGGGCGGTAATATGCTGGCAAGAGAGGACGGCGCGATCACCTACAGTATTACAACGCCGCCCGATGATTACGAACGTGTGGTGCTGGAAGGAAACGTATACGCCCGATCGGAGGACGGTACGTTGGAGAGCCTTTCGGGGGTGGAGCTTTACGTTAAAGAGGTGAACACCGCCCAATGGTTCACCGTGGCGCGGGACCCTGCGCTGCAGCATCCGCTTTTCATCTGTACCGACGGAGAAGCATCGAGCTGGACGGGGCGCTTCATCCACGTGACGCCCGTGGAGGCGGAGTGGATCACGCCGATCATGGATTTCGGCACCAACGCCCAGAGTAAAACGCTACTACAGCTGACCGTTGCCACCGAGCCGGGGATCGAGGGTAACGTGACCTTCGGCTATGAGACGAGGCGCATGCTACGGCAGATGCACGCGGACCGCGCCTTGGCGGTACCTGTAGAGCAGAATGCGGTGGAGATCGGCGGTGACAAGGGCTTTTCCTTTGACGACATCGATTTCAATAATTTTTCCTTTGATACCGCATTTGCGTGCAGTTATACCAAGCGGATGTGTCTGCGGAATTTCAACTTTATTCAGTTCAAATTCGGTTCAAATACTGACGAGGATTGCGCCGTTTCCGGCGTGACCCTGATCTATAAGATCAACCAGAACAACAGGGGGGTGAGATGATGGCGAACAAAATCACGCCGATCAGCGAGACCGATCGGAATGCGCTGAAGCGAAAAACGGCGGCGGTGCTTCCCGACAACCCTGCCGCATGCGGCATGAAGGCGGCACAGGTCAAACCGAAATTTTGGCAAGCTCTTGTGGATGGCGATGAGTCGGTGGCGGGCCTCATCAACCGCTTGATCGGTGAGGCAAATAAGGCGTTTGCTAAAGCGGTGGAGCAGGTTTCCTATGACCCCGACACCGAAAAGATCACGTTGACTTTTGGTGACGGTTCGACAGAACCGTTGGACTGCCCAAAGCAAGGTCCCACCGGCGCACCCGGCAGGGACGGTGCGGACGGTATTTCGCCCACTGTAGAGACCGCCCGTGTGGAGGGTGGCTACCGGATCACCGTGACCGACGCAAATGGCCCCAGCACCTTTATTTTGCCCGACGGCGCCAAGGGTGAGACCGGCGACCCCTTCCGCATTGCCAAGACCTATACGAGCGTTGGCGAAATGAACGCCGGCTTTGCCACAGACGAAGTGCCGGAGGGGGGCTTTGTGCTGATCGCCACCGGGTCGGTGGAGGACGCTGACAACGCAAAGCTCTTTGTGAAGGGTGAGACGGGCTATCAATATCTGATCGACCTGTCGGGTGCCACGGGCATCAAGGGAGATGCGGGCAACTCAATTAAAAGCATTGCCAAGACTGGCAGCTCGGGGCTGGTGGATACCTACACCGTGACCCTGACCGATGGCAGCACCTATCCCTTTACCGTGACCAACGGTAGGGATGGCACCAACGGTCAGGACGGAGCGGATGGCAAGGACGGCAAGGACGGCGTTTCGCCCACCGTGAGCGTGACACAGATCGCCACCGGACACACGGTACAGATCACCGACGCAAGCGGCACCAAGACCTTTACCGTGACCAACGGTAGGGATGGCACCAACGGTCAGGACGGAGCGGATGGCAAGGACGGTGTTTCGCCCACCGTGAGCGTGACACAGATCGCCACCGGGCACACGGTACAGATCACCGACGCGAGCGGCACCAAGACCTTTACCGTGAAGGACGGTGAGCGGGGAGATAGCGTTATTTCCACCGTAACCGCCACATCCCATGATGGCATCATCTACACCGGGACGTTGGAGGGCTTGGAAAAATACGAAAACGGTATGCTTGTTGTATTTATTCCGAATATGGCGAATATCGGCAATGACGCATATTTTGGCATCAATGATCTTGACCTTTTTTCCATCAGGATTGATTGTGAAGGGGGGTATACATACCAGACGAATACCGAGTGGATCAAACAGAACAAGCCCATTCTGTTGATGTTGTCCGAAGTCGGTGGCATCCGGTATTGGGCGGCATTGACCAATGACCGAGCACACACGATCACGGATAAAATGTGGTTTGTGGATAGGCTTGAAAGATATTCCAGAGGAAATGGCACCGTTCATGTTGAGCTACAAGGTGAGGTAAACGCAACCCGTAGAACCTTTCATTGCGTCGGTTCTTTTCGTTTTGACGGTACGACAAGCACTTCTGAGTATTATGTATTGGGCCACGATCAGCTAAACAGTTTGCTTCGTGAAAACACTGAAAATGTGCCATACGTATCTGTATGCAAAGGAAAATGGTGGGCGGTGACGAGCGGCAACGACATCATTGGCTATGGCACAAGGATGGTTTTTAACAAGGGATCAGGCATTATGCTTGGGCGAGCGTATCTCCGGGATACTGCCGATTTCGGCGCTTGGCCATTGTCAAATCTGATGAATGGAACGAACGGTGCCACCGTGTACTTTGAGTTTTTTGGAGAAATTAGCTAAAGGAGAGCATTACATGACTGAACATTTTGAAGGGATGACCATTGAAGAAATCAACGCGGCTGTGTTAAGAAAAATCAAAATCCGGAAACGCCTTGAGGCATTAAGCCAAGATTTTATGCAAGTCGTGGCGGGTGAAATCATCCCCGATCTGGATGAGCGCAAGGCTGAATTTGTAGCACTGCACAACGAGTTACGTGTGCTTGAGGGAAAGGAGCCGCGCCTTGTCGCGGCAGAAGGAGAAAACGTATGAAAAAGAGAATGCTGTTTTTGCTGCTGGCCGTTGCCGTACTAGCGGCAGGCGTCGCGCTTGGCGTACTGATCGCCACCGATGCCGCTGGAGGCGCGGACAAGCCCGTCTGGCAGGCTGTGATCGAGCAAAAAATACTGCCCTTGGTGACGACGGCCGTGTCTGCCATTGCGTCGTATTACATCATGAATTGGCCGTCGATCTCCAAAATCAACGCGGCGGCGGCGCAGGCTTCGCTTTCCGCCGCGGGCTTTGACGGTGCCGCGGGGGGGATCGTGAAGGTGACGACGGCAGTGGAGGGAGCTGTAGAGAAGATCACCGCATTGGAAGCCAGGATCGTGGCTATGGAGGCTGCGGACAGCAAGCGACACGAGCAGGATCACGCCCTGCTTGCGGCAGGTGTGAAGATCATGGCGCTCGCCTTTTCACATGAGAGCGAGCTTGTAAAAAACGGCACCGCCAGCGCCATTGTGAAGCTGGCGGAGGAGGAGCAGGATGGAAGCAAATGAGAAAAAGAACGGCAAAAAGCAGCTAAGACGCCGCTATATTACCCTTTGCATCTGCTCTTATCTGGTGCTGGTCGGCCCGCTGCTGGCGGTGCTTTGCGCCAACCGCGCCCGCTATTTTACCACCGTGGCTGACACCGTAAAGATCGGCGTGGGCGGGCTGATCTGCCTTGTGATGGTGGCACTGCTCATCGGCGGCAAGCTACGCGTGCCGAGCGCTCTTATCGTTCTGTCCTTTGTGTTCGTGATGTCCTGGCTCCTGGGCAATCTGCTGGAGGATCTGATGTTGCTTTCCGGCTGCGCGCTTGCCGGAAAGGCGGCGGATTGGATCTTCTTTGTGCCGCACATCAGGCGGCTGCGTGAGCGGATCCACATCGAAAGGCAGGCAACTGCCACGGCGGACGCCGTGACGGCGGCCTTGGAGAGGACCGGTAGGGTATGAGCGACAGAAAAATGATATGGAGCGATTTCCTCGGCTACGTTGGCGTAGCCGTGGTGGCGCTTTTGTATATCGGCACCGCGATGTTCGTGCCAACCGCCTCCGGCAAGAGTATTGGCACCATTCTTGCCGACGGCGCCCTTGGCTTTGCCCTTGGTGTGGCGATCAACTTCAATCTCAACCTACAGGGCATTTTGAAGGGCAAGAACGCTCCGCAGATGCTCTTGACCAGAGAGGAGCACGGCAAGACTGTGGATCGGATCGCGAGGCACATCCACCGTCTGGACGGCTGGTGTGCTGATCAGAACGCCGAGGCGCTCAGGCGTGAGCGTAGCCGCATTCTGATCGCCGCCGGCCTTCGCTATGAGGATCATTTTGACGAAGACGGCAAGGCAATAGAGGTTGTTTTCACGGGTGACAAGGACGTTGTGAAGCTGCGGCGCAAGGCTTGGCGAGCGGCGTTGCGAGTGAAGCTGACCCCACTTTCTACCGCTTCGCTGACCGGTGACGGCGAGCGACAGGGAGATCCCTTTAACTTTGGTGAAAACCCTGAGCAATACCAACGCCGCACCAATCTGACCGACGTCGGCTCTAAGATCGTGATGGCGGTCGTATTCGGCTACTTTGGCGTGGATATGATTGCCGATTTTCATTTTGAGGAGCTGGCGTGGCGCGCGCTGTACGTGGCGATTCTGCTTGCCTTCGGCATCGCCAAGCTGCTGCGCTCCTACCTTTTTATGGTGGACACCTACCGCGGCGGCATCGTGAAAAAGATCAATTACTTACAATCGTTTGAAAACTGGGCGGCAGAGTCGCCGGAAGGAGATAAGGATGAGTTTGGAAAACTACAAGACCGAGCAGCAGAATCTGCTGGAGGCACAGAAAACGAAAGCCAAGGAACAGGCGGCGCTGAACCATCAGAAGCTGCTCAAATACCTGCCCCAGCGCACGGCGGGGCAGAGCCTTGGCATGACCGAAAGCGCCAAAATTGCCGCGTATAACGCCCTGACGGAGCAGAAGGGGGCGGCGGATGCCGCCTTTAACCGTGGCATGGCGGATCTCAACAACTACGTGCGGGAGCAGGAGAAAACCGAGCAGGATGCCCTGTATAACGAGATCATGACCACCATTGACAGTCAGACGTGGAATACCACCGCCGAGCTGAGTAACTACCTCTTTGGAGAGGACGGTCAAAGCGGTGTTGCGGCAGGGCTCTCGGACAGTCAACGTGCACAGGTGCAGCAGCGTCTGGATTTCTATCGGAACAACCGTGATCAGCAGGCGGCGGATGCGGCGTTCAATGCAGACCCCATTTCGGTTTCTGCCGTGGAAGGCCTCAGCGTCAACAACGATTCGCTTAACGAAAAGGACACGGATGGCAGCGAAAAATTCTCTGTGAAAGACGGAAATGGTAAGAAATACCGTGTCAAATCGTCGCAGCAGGTCAGCAGCGGCGATAATGAGATCGCAAAGGCGATCGTTGGCAGCGTTGGCCGCAACAAGCTTACAAAGGGTGCGATCTATCAGGCCGGTGACGAGCTTTATGCGTATATTGGCACAGATGCCGCCGGTAATTATCTATTTGCCAATATTGTGGAGAGAGACCACTACGGGTTCGAGGGCAAAAGCGGCTATAAAGCGCTTCAAAAGTACCTGAAAGGGGAAAAGAAGGAGTAATTATGGCAAACAAACTGACACTTTACGACCGCTCGGCACGAGCGGATGCGATCCGGCAAGTGCGGGAGAACCGTCTGAACGTATATAAGGCCTCTCCCCCTGCGGCTTCGCAGGAGCCGGAGGAGGAAAAGGCCGGCGTGGGCAAAAAGCTGTTGGCAACATACGGCGACCTCGCCGCAAACCTCTGGGGAGGAGCGCTGAAGGGTGTGGAGGGCGTGGTTGATTTTGCTACGGGCTTGATACCGTATATCGGCGTGCCCGGCTTCGGCTTGCTTGGCGTGGTCGGTGGCGCTGTTGCCGGGCAAAGGTTCAAGGATGAGCTGCAGGAGTTTATTGCCAAGGATTGGGTCGGCACTTACGTGGCCGACCCTTTGCAAAATCTGACGAAGGATAGCTATCTGAACCAGGGGAAGGCCGGCGAGATCATCGAGGGTGTGGTCGGCGGCGTGGGGCAGATGCTGCCTGCCGTGGCAGTCACGTTGGCCACGGGTGGCGCCGGTGCTTCTACAGCCGTATCGCAGGCGGCAGCGCTGGCGACCACCGCATTCGGTGCCGCAGGCGGCGCCACAGAGGAGGCCTTCAAGGAGGGCGCCGGCTACGAGCAGGGTCTGCTGTACGGTACGGCGGTCGGTGCGGTAGAGGCAGGCACCGAGAAGCTGCTCCCCGGTCTCGGCGGTCTTTACGGTAATGGCGCCAAGGCGGCGGCAAAGAGCCTTGGAAAATCCACGCTAAAGCAGGTCGGCAAGGAGGTTGCCGAGGTGGGGCTGAAGCGGGTCGCCAAGGAGGCGATCGGCGAGGGCGTGGAGGAGATGATCTCCGAAACGGTGAGCCCCACGCTGAAAACCATTTACAAGGGCAAGGATGCCCTGCGGGAGTACAGCGACGCGGATTTCTGGGGCGGCGTGCTGGAGGCAGGCGTGATCGGCGCGGGCACCTCGGTGGCGTACGGCGGCACCGTGGGTCGCGCCATGAAAACCACGGGCGTGTATGCGGATGCCAATAGTGTGGCGGAGCATATTGAGGAGCAGAAGAAGCTGCGCGGCAAGGCAGGGCTTTCACAGGCGGATCGGGTGCAGATCGAGCAGAATATCAAGGCCGATCAGGAATTGCTTTCGGGCCGGTTGCAGAAGCTCTCCGAAAAGAAGCGTGCCAAGGTGTTTGAGAAGATGCCGACCTTCAAGGCCATGTTTGAGGCAGACGGCACCGTGAAGGCCGAGCAGGCGGCGGCGCTGGATGCCAAGATCAAGGCGGCAGAGGACACCACCTACAGCGCGGATATCCGCAGCTCCACGGCTGATGCCGAGCGGATCACCGAGGCATTGAAGAACGGCTCCACCGAGGAACACGAGATGCGCGCCTTTACGGGGGAGATGACCGAGGACCAAAGCAAAAACGCAGATGCTGTACGTGAGTTTATGGGCGCTGTGAGCGAGCGCAGCGGTGGTGTTGTGGGTGACTACGTGATCGCCGAGAAAGCGCCCGAGGGCCCTGCCTATTTTGATAAAAAGACCGGCTTGACGGTGATCGGTATGGATGCGGTGGAGAACGGCACCGCCCTGGAAGCGGTGACACGTGAACTGGAAAAAGCAGGTTGGCAAGAAGCCGTGGTGCACGAGACCTTCCACACGATCGAGGACACCAACGCCGGCAAGGAGCTTGCCAAGCTGGTGACGGACAATGAGACCTTGCGCAATCTTGCCATCACCGACGTGCTGAAGCGCAGGTATTTGCAGGACTTTTTCGGCAAGGACGGGAAGAAGGCAGATGCCAAGACCGTTGCGGACGGTGTTGCAAAGCTGATCGAGAGGGAGAATAACGGCGAGGTGCTGACCGAGAGCGAGCAGGAAGCCCTGGACGAATACAGAGACGAGGTTGCCGCCTTTGCCAACCAGCGCTTGCTTGGCAACAAGGCGTTTGTGAAAAAGCTGATCACCACAGAGCCCTCCACGGCGGAAAAGCTGATTGCCAAGATCCGGGAGATCCGCGAGGACTTGAAGGTGCGCAAGGATCCCGAAGCCAAGGCGCAGCTGGAGCTTGTGCGCAAGGCAGAAAAGCTCTTTATGCAGGGTCTTTCCGAGGCGGGCGGTACCATTGATGCTGCGGGTAAGATCCATTTGGCCAATCGGGAGGAGGATGAGGAAAAGGGTAAGGTCAGGCGCCTTGCCAACCCGAAAAGCGTTGACAATCTGACCGAGGAGCAGTATAATAATTTTGGATGGGTGAGAGCCAATGATGTGCTGAACAGCGGCGAGTGGAAGGACTTTACAAGCAAGTTCGCCGATGCCGTGACAAAGCAGACGAATCCGCCCAAAACAAAAGGCGGCGAGTATATGATCGCCGTGAGTGACATTGACGATGCGCTGCATTATGGCACCGATAATATCATCGTTTATGCCAAGGGATCTATTGAAAGCCCGCAGGTGTCGCGGATATTGAAGATTGATCTTGATAACGAAACGGATCTTGACAGAGAGAGGAGAAAAATTTATGTTACTGCAAGGCGAGGCTTACAGCCGACGTCTGGAGGAGTTTTCCGATTCTACGCTTCAACTGATTTTGGACGTGGACTCTATGAGCAAGGAAAACGCCATCAAGAGTGGCAAAATAACGGCCAATTCGGAACTGACCGAGGCAGAGGTCGTAGAACAACTGACCGCATTAAAGAATTCAAGGTAAACGACGACGGTAGTTTTACCACCACCTATGCCGACGGCAGGGTGGTAACGGAGCCGCCGAAAGTCCGCCGCTCCCGCAACGTCACCGGCGAGACGGTCACCATCTCCAAGGGCGAGATGGCGAAGCTGCACGCCAATTATGCGGGCGACAAGGTGTTTGCCAAGGGTGCGGTGACCGAAGCCTTGAAGGGCATTGATGCCTTGAAGGCGCTTTCTGCCGAGCGCAGGCGCGAGATCGCAAACGAGATCTGGACGGGGTACAACAAGCGACTGCACCAGCAGGGCTTTGAGCTGTTTACCGAGCTTGCGTGGCATCAGATCCACGCAGAGGTGATGCAGGAAACGTCCTTTGAAATGGACGAGGATGCCGTGCGCGTGATGGACGAGCAGATCGTGAACGCGCTGAACACCATTGTGCAGTCGGGTAAGCCCTCGATCAAGGCGAAGCTGGAGAGCGACACCTCGACCGAAGGATACCGCAAGCAGGCGGACTTTTGGAGAGGGGAGCACAGCAAGGCGGTGCAGCGCAACAAGCAGCTGAATAGCCTGAAATTTGAACTGGAAAAGCTGGCCAACCAAAAGAAGGGGCTTTACGTCAACGCGGCAAATTTCCGTGGGGATAGCTTCAAGGTGGCTATCGACGAGCTTGCCAAGATGAATTGGCGGGGCGGGCTTGTGAGTGACACCAAGATCCGCGAGCATTTTGCGAAGCTTGCGGCGTGGTACACCAAGGAAAATCCCCTTTACAAAGGGGATGGCGGTACCGGGTCGCTGTTCCGCCAGGAGATCGCGGACACTCTCAACTCCCTCGGCAACAGTCAGAACGGGGCGCTGACGGTGGAGGATCTGCAAGCCGCCGAGACGGTGGTGAAATACTTTGCCCACGAGATCGAGGCGCACAACACCGTTTTTAAGGACGGCAAGCGCGTGGATGCCATGCCCGAAGCCAAGGACTACATCGAAAAGGTGCGGCAGGCAAAGGAGATCGCCGCCAAGTGCGGTATCTGGAGCAATTTGATGCGGAGCAAATTTGCCCGTATGGTGGCCGACCCCGCCATGCTGATGCGGCAGGCGGACGGGTACCTTTCGGGCTTCTTTACCGAGCAATACGAGGCCCTGCGGCAGGGCACCATTGATGCCGCCGTGCTGGAGCGTGAGCTCTCGGAGGAGTTTGAGCAATTCTGGGAGAAAAACAAGGCTTACGCCAAGCGGTATAACGATGCCACCGTGAAATTCGGTGACACCGAGATGCCCTTGCAGGAGGCGATCTCCCTTTATATGACCATGAAGCGCGAGCACGCTTTTGCGGGCCTTGCGGGTGCGGGCTTTGACATTGAGGGCAAAAAAGCCACCGAGGAGATCTCGGCAGGCTTTGCCGAGGAGGTCAACCGTCAGCTTGCCGAGGACTGGAAGGCATTACCCCCCGAGGAGCTGCTGACCCTGACCAAGAAGAAAAACGCCGAGATGGAGCGCGCTGCTCTTGCCAGGGTGATCGAAAAGAAGCGCGAGGCGCTTTACGACCAATTCACCGCAGAGGACAGGGCGTTGATCGAGCTGATGGAGCGTGCCTTCGAGCAGTGCCGCGACGTGAAGGTGAAGATCGACGAGATCGTGCAGGGCTACTCCAACGTGACGGGCGGGTATTACTACCCCATCAAGCGCACGGGGCTTGCCGAGAACGTGGATGCCTACACGGGCTTTGAGGGCGATCGCGTGACCAACCTTTCCATGAACAAGGACACGGTCAAGAACGCTCACAAGCTGCTGATCGAGCCTGCGCATATCGTGTTCATGCGCCACCTGAAGGCGACCTCGCTTTACCACGGGCTCGGGGTGTTTACCGATAATTTCAATCGGTTGTATAACCTCAATATCGGCTCCAATGCCAACAACCCCATCACGGTGCGCACCGCCCTTGGGCAGTCCAACAATTTCTCCAAGGAAATGATCAAGTATTTCAAGGAATTGAAGCAGGACGTGGAGGGGATCTCTAAGAAGCGAAGCCAGGAAAAGTGGTACAACGATGCGGTGGGCTTCATCCGCTCCTCGTACGCCACCTATCAGCTGGGCGCTAACCCCAAGGTGTGGGTGACGCAGCTCTCCTCGCTGGTGGCTGCTACCAACATTTTGGATGCGGATTGCATTGCCAAGGGCCTGCGGGTCAGCGGCAAGGATGTGGACGAGCACTGCCGCCTGGCGTGGCTGCGCAACAACGACAGCTCTGCCGTACAGGCGCAGGCGGTGGGCACCTCGCAGAACGCGGTGCAGCGTGCCGGGCGAAACGCCTTGCAGAAGGTCCGTGACGTGGCCATGCTGCCCATCGGCAAGGTGGACCGCCTTGTGATCACCCGTCTGTTCGGAGCCTGTCAGGTGCAGGTGGAGAAAAAGGGCGGTGCCAAGGTCGGCACCAAGGAAAACAAGATCGAGGCAGGAAAGCTGCTCCAGCGCGTGATCCTGGAGACCCAGCAGAACTCGCTTGCCACCGAGCGCTCGGCGGCGATGCGCTCCTCGGATGAGCTGCTGAAGGGCTTTACCATGTTCTCGGCGGATGCCATGAAGGTGGGTGCGCGGTTTGTGGATGCCTTCGGTGAGCTTTCGGTGCTGCGCACCCGCTTGCGCGAGGTCAAAAAAGCGGGGGACAGCAAGGCAGCGGCACGGCTGGAGGGCGAGATCAAGCGTGTTCGCACGCAGTGTGTACGATCCACCGTGGCTCTGGTGGGTGTGGCGCTCTTTAACGCGGCGCTGGCGTATGCCTTCAAGTGGCTGTATCGCCGCGACGAGGAGGAGAACCTTGGCACCTTTATTGCCGATACCTTTGGCAATATGCTTGGCGGTATTCCTTTTGTGCGAGATCTGTGGAGCTTCTTCCAGGACGGCTTTGAGATGGATCACTTCCTTATTTCCACTGTCAACGACGTGCTGGGCACCGCCGCCGCCAGCTTTGAGCTTGTAAGCGATGCGGCATCGGGCAAGGAGGTCACCCGTCAGGAGGCGCTTGCTAATATGCGCAAGGTGCTGTACGCCGCAGGGCAGCTCTCGGGCGTGCCGGTGCGGAATGTTTACAACGTGACCACGGGGCTGCTCAACCGTGTGGCGCCCGAGGCGGGCTATACGGTGGAGAGCCAGTTTAAGAAGCGCGCTTATGCTTCGGATCTGAAAAAAGCCATTGAAGCCGGCGACGACGGGATGGTTGGCACCATTGCAGGCCTTATGATCGACGAGAAGGTCGGCATCACGGACGGAGCCACGCGGGATGCCTTGCGGCGCTTGACGGAGAAGGGGCACGCGGTGCTGCCGAGATCCGTCGGGGATAGTGTGACCGTGAACGGTGAGACCGTGACCCTGACCGGGGCGCAGCAGAAAAAGCTGCGTGAGGTCTACGGCATCGGACAGGATGCGGTCGTCGACATGGTGAAGCTCCAGCAATTCCGAAGTGCCGGCGACGAGGTGCAGGCGAAGGCGATCAAGTTTATCTATGACGTGTATTGGGACTTGGCGCTGGAGGATGCTCTCGGGCTGGATCTTGCCGAAAAGAACGTGCTGTTCTCGGAGGCAATCGACATCGAGAAGCTGGCGATCATCATAGCCACGGCGCGCTCGATTGAAGCCGATAAGGACAAGGACGGCAAGGCGATTGCCGGCACGAAAAAGCGGAAATTGCAGACGTTTGTCAATTCGCTCCGACTTTCTGCGGCGGAAAAGTACATGGTGATGGGGTATCTTGGATACACCAACGTCAACGGTGAGAGCGCCGTGAAAGCCCACATCAGCAAGCTGAATTTGAGCAAGAGCGAGAAGGAAAAGCTGCTGGGATATAGTGGGTATGGGGCGTGAAAGCAACTGCTGTGATGTCGTCAAATGATCGTCAAAATCGTTGAAAACCTCATGAAATAGAGATTTTGGAGAGTGTTCGAGTCTCTCCTTCTCCGCCAGAAAAAGGGCACGGCAGCAAGCCGTGCCCTTTTTCTGGTGGAGCGGGCCGGAGGCCAGAACCGCGCCCGCGAGGGCGGGTGCGGCAAGATGCCGAAAACTTTACGTGGCGGCATTTTGAGAGGATGTGAGATGGTGTTTTGCCACACAAGAAAGCATCTTGCAACCAAAGCCGCAAGGCTTTGCTGACGAGTAGGAGGCAGAATTGCCGCCGTCTCTCCTTCTCTGCCTTAAAAGGTACAAAGTTCGTCAAAAAAGTCGTCAAAGTGTCGTCAGGGGCGGTGTATCGCACCGTTGTCTCTTCAAAAACGGGCAGGCAACCGCAAGGTCGCCTGCCCGTTTTTGAAGAGAGATCAGAAACAAAAACCGCAGCCGTATGGGTGCCTTTTTGCTGCTTGAACAAAAAAGGCGCTAAAACGTGTCAAGAAAAAGGCAGTTTAATTGCCGCCGGGGCCGTCTCTGCGCTCGCGTGTGTCCGGAACCTCGATCTTGCCCTTGATGGTGCCGGGGGCGGTCAGCGGTTTTTGGTTTTTTAACTCCTGCTTTTTTTCGGTATTTTTTTGTTCTGCCAT